ATATCAGGCGGACAAGGATTCATATATGCTAGCAGTATTGTTGTTGCTATGAAAAAACTAAAGCTTAAAGAAGATCTAGATGGAAATAAAACTTCAGAAGTAAATGGTATACGTGCAGCATGTAAAGTAATGAAAACAAGATATGCTAAACCATTTGAAGGTGTCCAGGTTAAAATTCCTTATGAGACTGGGATGAATCCTTATAGTGGGTTAGTTGATCTCTTTGAAAAACAAGGTTTGATAAAAAAAGATGGCAATCGATTATTATATGTAGATTCCCAAGGTAATGAACACAAAGAATATCGAAAAAATTGGACGGGTGAACTATTAGATATGGTAATGCAAGATTCTGTAAATTTACATGATAAGGTAAATACGCCTAGTACCCTTAGTGAAGATTTACAGGAGACTGAGAATAATGAGTGAAGAACAAATATTAGATACTTGGGCAGTATTTACTGAATACATTGATAAAAAACACCTATCTGTAGTAGCTGAACGTTTTGTCGATTTACTGGCTGACTATAATACCGAGACAAATATAATTAAAAATTGTTTAGGCAATTACCAAGAACTAGATACTGCAATTGAGTATTATCTAGATGGAGAAATACTAGACGAAGATTATTAAGGAATAAATTGGGATGGTATTCTAAAATTTCAAGAGACTTAAATGAGTTGCCAAATGCTATTCAATTCTTTGAGCATGAACTTATTTCTGCACGATCCGAATGTAAATTACATGGTAGTGTTGAGAAAGCTGCAGCAAATCTTCCTGGTATTGTTGAACATAGATTTAATCAATTACAAGAAATAGAAGCAATTTTAGAATATTTAAATATAGAACTAAAACGTCTTAGAAGTAAATTTTTTAAAAAATATCTTGAAAATTATCAACGAGCACTAAGTAGCAGAGATGTAGAGAAATATGTTGACGGTGAAGCAGATGTAGTTGATTATGAAAAAATTATAAATGAATTTGCTTTAATAAGAAACAAATGGCTTGGCGTACTTAAATCTCTTGATCAAAAACAGTGGCAAATCACAAATATTGTAAAACTTAGAGTAGCAGGCATGGAGGATGCAAGTCTTTGATAAACACATTTATCATCAGATTAGAAGAAAATGAACACTCGTGTCAAATAGCTGAAGAGTGTTTGTTACAGGCCATTAAACACGGACTTTGTCCAAAATACTACAAAGCAATTAATGGTAACAATTTTGAACATCATTATGCTATGACAGGTTTAAAGCCACAAGGCAAATTTAAAAAAGGTCGGCTAGGTGTTATTGGTTGTTTCTTTAGTCACTACTATCTATGGAAAATCTGTGTTGATCTAGATGAACCAATTATTATTTTAGAACATGACGGATATTTAACTCGGCCTATACAAGACAATATATTAGATCAATTTGACGATGTGTTAAAATTAGATAGACTAGATCCTTATAATGAACACTACGAACGAGACTTAAATGCAGAAAAATATCTACCAACCACAGTTTCATCATATACCAATAATCCAGTAAAAGTATTAAAATATGGTCTTAAAGATTATTTTAAAGGCGCATACTCTTACATAATTAAACCACATGCCGCTAAGAAAATACTAAGATATATAAAAATAAATGGACATAGACCAGCTGATCAACAAATAAATGCGACAATAGTAAAACTTCAAACAACCGTGCCTACAGTTGCTAGATTACATCCTTACTATGCTATTGGTAATAATATAGATACAGCAAGTCTAACTAAAAACTTATGATTATAACTGGTTTTAAACAAATAGTAAAAAGGAAACTTGAACAATTTGATCAAGGAGTTAGACATCATAATGACAAATATATTGCTACAAAATATGTAGCAGATAAAGAATATAACACAAATTGTTTTGTACAATTTAATATTTACAATCCATATCTCAAATATAATAGACAAGAAAAAGCTGATGCATATAAACATGTGCTGAATACACAGTTACCTTTTCTTGTATGTGAAGAAGGCGCAATGCGCCAACTACCAAATTATCGAAGATGGGGTTGGACTAGTTACAAAAATGGTATTGGAGAATTTAATAATAACCATGTAGACAATAGTCGTTGGTTAAAAATAAAAAAAGAAAACAATCTTAATTTTATTAATTGGAATAGTCCTGGAGATAATATTTTAATTATGGGACAGCTCGAAGGCGACAGTGCATTAATAGAAATGTATAATGCAGGTTATAAATCTTTTGATAATTATATTATAGATCAAATAAAAGAAATACGTAAGTACACTGATAGAAATATTGTTATACGTCCACATCCTCTTGGCACAACAAAATTATATAAAGAAGAAAAACTTATAAATGACATTTACAAAAACGTTAGTATAAGCAAAAATTTTAATTCTACAACAACACTTAATGGCGGAACAGGCTTACAAGAAGATTTTAAAAATGCATACTGTGTAGTAACTTTCAGTAGCAACAGTTGTGTAGAAGCAATTGAAAAAGGAATACCAATATTTACATTAAGTAGTACTTCCTCTGCATATGATATAGGACATAAATGTTTATCAAAAATCGAACAACTAGACTATAACATAGACATAAGTACTTGGTGTAACATGATATCATACACTATATGGAATAACGAAGAAGTTGCAAATGGTGATATGTGGCAACATTTAAGAACGATTGGACTACAAAAGAAGCAATAAATGGGTAATCGTTTAAACATCTTTTAAAAAAATAAATGACAAAACAAAATCAAGAAGATTTAAAAATTTTTGTAGGATATGATTCAAGAGAGCATATTGCTTTCCACACCTGTAAAGAAAGTATAATGACCTATGCATCAGTGCCTGTTGATATACAACCGATTAAATTAAAAGATGTAAAGAAAAATGGATTATATTGGAGAGATACAGATAAACTTTCTAGCACTGAATTTACATTTTCGAGATTTCTAGTACCTGAATTATGCGATTTTAAAGGTTGGGCATTGTTCGTTGATTGCGACTTTATTGCTCTTACTGATATAAAACAATTGTTTGATCATTGTAATGAAAAGTATGCTTTGATGTGTGCACAACATGACTACACACCAAGAAAAGGATATAAAATGGATGGTCAGATCCAACATTTGTATCCTAGGAAAAATTGGTCTAGCATGATGTTATTTAATTGTGGACATGTTTCAAATCAGATACTTACAAAGTCATTAGTGAATAATCCTAAAATTGATGGCAAATATTTACATAGATTTTCTTGGCTCCATGATAATGATATAGGAAAAATAAGTCATGAATGGAATTGGTTAGTAAATTGGTACCATGTACCAAAAGACGGTACACCTAAATTTTTACATTACACAGAAGGTGGTCCTTGGTTTGATAATTGTGCCGATTGTGCATACGCAAATGAATTTTATAAGATAGAACGTAAATATCTACATGATGAATTAACAAAAACAAAAAAGAAATTAAATGCAGCACAAGCTTCGCCCCAACTTATTGAAGACTGTAGTTATCAAGATCCGCTTTTACACACGTTAAAAGCAGTTAGCGATTCATACATCGACCCAGATGGAGAATATTATGGATTTAATACTACCAAAGCAATTACTATGGTAAATGAAACTGTCAACGTAAAAACTAGAAAAAAATATGCAAAGGTAGCTGCGATATTTAATGATGCTTTAACATACACAAAATCTACACATAAATATGATGAGTATTTACAAGCGTTTGTTTATGGATGCGGTGGTATTCTAAGCGATTGGCAAAAAGAAAAAACAAAAGGACGTCCTATTGTTATGCGAGGTGTTGGTAAAAGTACCAGAGAAGGATTACATCATTGTTGGAAAACAAAAAGAGAATATTATTATATAGACACAGGTTATTTTGGAAATGACAAAAGTAAATTAAAAGGTTATCATAGAGTTACTAAAAATAATTTACAAAACATGGGACCTATTATTGAAAGACCAGATGATAGATTATTAGATTGGAAATTTCATAAATTTAAAGAAGGTACAACTGTTCTTGTGTGTCCACCAAGTGATAATGTCATGAAATTGTTTGACCTACCAGCAAGTGATATATGGGTGCAACAAATTAAAAGAGAATTACAAACATATACTGACAGACCAATTGAAATTAGAATCAAACCGAGTAGGCCAGAAAGATTCAACGATAGCAATATGTTACCAAATATTTTACGAAAAAATGATATATATTGCCTTATTACATATAACAGTATAGCAGCACTAGAAGCATTAATGAATGGTGTACCTGCTATTACTTTAGGCCCTAATTGTGCTTCTATGTTATGCAACACTAGCTTGGCAAATATAGAATGCCTAACTTATCCCAGTAAAGATGATATGTATTCATTAATGTGTCATCTTAGCTATTGCCAATTTACAAGAAAAGAGATGATAAATGGCTTTGCTTGGAGCCATGTTCAGTGAAAGTAGTCAGTTACTCAAAGGTATTGCCAAGATTAAATAATAGTTATGAAAAAAAAACTATGTTGAAGAAATTTGTCCAAGGTGTAAACGCTGTTGGTGATACAGGAGTAATTCACGATGGATTTGATCTTATAGATGCAGATATTGGTTTAATACAGGGCTGGCAACATGAAAAAGGTAAACAATTACCACATCTTGATCTTAGGCAACGAGTGATAAACAGAACCCAAAATAGTCATGTGTGCACTTCAGATAGTAATTTATTCCTGTACGCAAATCCTGCGAATGAACCGTTGCATTATCTACGTTATAGTTTTAATGGTGTATTTCCCAATACAGGTATGTATTTTGATAGCGAACCTAATCATACAAGATGGCAACAGATATCAAAAGATCTTAATTTAAAAATCCAAGATTATAAAAAAGGAGGAGCCCATATATTGATTTGTGCACAAAGAGATAAAGGTTGGAGTATGGGAAAACTATCTTTGCTATCTTGGTTTGAATCTACATGTTTAAGAATCCGAACACATACAGATAGACCTATCCGTATTAGATTTCATCCTAAAGATAAGAACACCCGCGAATGTTGGAAATTTTTTAATTCGATTGTAAAAAAATTTAATAATACATTTATAACGGATTTAAATACCACTATAGAAAAAGATTTGTTAGATTGTTATGCAGTAGTAAATCATAACAGTAGTTCAATTGTTGGACCGATTATTTGTGGTTATAATGCATATATCACTGATCCATTACATAGTCAGTGTGCAGAAGTATCAAATCTTGATTTTTCAGAGATAGAAAATCCTATGCAGTTTGATAGGCACAGATGGTTAAATAGACTTGCAACCTTTCATTGGAATTTTGAGGAAATAGAAAACGGATCATATTGGAAACACGTAAGGAAATATATATGAATATTACTGTTGTTACTACGTTTAATCAGGAAGGATTGACACTGTATGGACAAAGGTTTTTGGATTCTTTTACAACAAGAGTTGATAATAAAATTAAATTAATATGCTATGCAGAAAATTGTAATCCAAATTTGGAAAATAAAGAGCAGATTACAATTTTAAATGCTGCAGAATCTTTACCAAAACTAAAAGCATTTAAAAAACGGTATAAAAATGTTTTATATGCTAATGGTATTCCTCCTGATCATATCAAAGCAAAGAGGCCAAAAGATTGGCACAAAGAATTTAAATGGGATGCTGTAAGATTTGCAAACAAAGTTTATGCAATATTTGAAACAGCAAATCATTGTAGCGACTGGTGTATATGGATGGATGCTGATACCTTTGTGCATAATGATTGGGCGTACAATGATTTTGCAGCTTTATTGCCAAAAGACAAATGGATTACTTATGTAGGTAGAGGTAAAACTGCTCAGACCTGGCCCGAATGTGGTTTTTATGGACTAAACCTTAATGATAGCACTTGTAGGAAATTCTTACAGGAATTCGAAGCTATGTATGAAAATGCTGAACAAGGTATATTCAAATTAGAAGAATGGCACGATAGTTATGTGTTCGGACATGTTCTAGATAAATTTAAAAAACAAAATCCAAATTATTTTGATTATACAGAAAATCTTTCTTTGGCTACTGCAAAAACTGGAGGAGGAGGCCATCCGATTATAAACTGTATTTTAGGCACATGGATTGATCATCTAAAAGGAGCAAGGAAGGCTACAAAGAAAAGTGCTAGACGAGATTTAAGTGTGTTAAGAAATGAACCATACTGGCAAAACATTTAGTTTATGGTCTAAATTTGGAGCATTGAATAGCAAACCTGTTTTTGATGCTTTTCAAATGGGCGCTAATAGGTTAGGTTATAAATGTATACATAATAGTTTATCAGCAGACGTACATGTAATTTGGAGTGTTTTATTACGTGGTCGAATGCAAGGTAATTTAGAAATATGGAATCGTGCCAAACAACAAAATAAAAACATAATTGTTTTAGAAGTTGGTGCTTTCGCAAGAGGTCATACATGGAAGATGGCTGTTAATGGAATAACCGGTTCTGCCTGTTACGGTACTTACGACATCGATGAAAGTAGGATTTCCAAACTAAAATTATCTTTAAAACCTTGGCATCACAAACAAGGTGCTATACTCATTGCAGGTCAACACAGAAGTAGTATGCAATGGGATTCACCATTGCATATGGATGCATGGGTAAACAACACCATTGTTGAAATTAGGAAATATTCAAATCAGAATATAATTATAAGACCACATCCAAGATGTCCTATAGATAAAAAACATATAAAACATCATAAAAATATCACGTTACAGCAACCTGTAAAGTTAAAAGATACTTATGATGATTATGATTTTGATTTAACAAATATTTCAACTGTTGTAAATTATTCTAGTAATCCTGGTACACTAGCAGCTATAGCAGGAGTTCCAATTTTTGTTAATAAAAAAAGTTTAGCATGGCCAGTAAGCAATCAAACATTCGAACACATTGAACAACCAATACACCCTGATAGAGAAGAATGGCTTAAAAAAATAAGCTTTACTGAATGGACAGCAGATGAAATTTCAACAGGATATCCACTTTCTAGGTTGATTTCTTATTTGTAAAGTGTTATAATATTATATAAAATATGGTATTGTTATGACAGTAGAAGATTATCTTATAATTTTAGTAGATTCACAAGAGAATAATCCTAAAATTCCTATAAAAACTGAAGACAAAAAATTGCTGTATAGTTTAGCAAATCAAGCTAAAAAGCATATTGCAATGACCGATCGTCAACACCTTTTAGCAAAAAAGAAATTATTAGAATTTAAACAAGAATGGCTAGAACTTGGTTACACAAATTTTTGCAATGATATTGATATTGTTAAACAAGAATATAGAATTATAAACAGATCTAAAACTATACAACTAGTTATTCAAACCAGTTATGAAGATTTGTTTCATGCTGCTACTGAAGTAAAAATGTTAGCTATTAGATTCCCTTTCAGTAAAAAAATGATCAAACATATTGATCTTATAAAATCATTACAACAGGGAGCTTCAGGATATAATTCTAAAACTAAAACACACTATTTGCGTTTCACAGAAAAAAATGTTTTTTGTATTGTTGATAAATTAAAAGATTGTAATTTTGAAATAGATCCAGAAATAACAGAATATTATAATAACATCAAATCTATATACGATAATTCATCATTGTTCTTACCAGGAATTTATAATTTTAAATTAAAAAATATTTCACCCAGTGCATATAATTACGCAGTAAAAAATCTAGGTTTACCAGCCAGAGAAACCATAGTAAAATATATGGATAGGAAAGATATTTTAGGATTACAACATTTTGATAAAGAAACATTACAGCAAGAATTATCATACTATGATAGACTAACAAAACAAATAGTACAACGTAAATCTAGACAAATTTTTATTAAGAATATAGATTATTCTTTAAGGAATATAATTAGAAGTTTAGTTTCTCTTGATCGTCTACCAGTATTGTTTATATTAAGAGATAAAAATTCTAAGCATTTTAAAGATATTAATGTGCGAACGCAATTGTATGATGCAAATCAAATTATACAAGAAGAACTTAAGACAACTAAGGTAAACACAAGTGTATTATTTAGATTAGATAATTCTACAGAAGAAAATATAGATTTTAATAATTATATTAAAAATCAACACCTAAATTCAAATTTTTCAACACACAATGTTGATGTCGTATATATTAATAGTACTAAATTACCAAAACCTTTACTAGAAAGTAATTGGCATCCGCAATCTGTAGTAATTTTAGATTGCTATAGATGTAGCACTCATGTACAATTGTTTACACAGGGCTGTGATTTAGTAATATATTATGATAATTTACCTCCATATTCTGTATCAAATCCAATAGAGTTAATAGAATGAAAACTTGCAAGCTAATAATAGAAGATGAAGTAAACATAAAATTAATTGGTCTTGATATTGATATACGTAGAAAAATAGCAAATAAATTAAAATTTGAAGTACCATACGCACGATACATGCCGACTTACAAACTTGGCAGATGGGATGGTAAAATTCCTTTTTTTAGTATTGGAGGTACAGGCTATGTTAACCATTTAGATACTATTTCAGAAATATTACAAAACAACAATGTAGATATTGTAGATGTAATTGATAAAAGACAAACAATAAATATTGAATTTCCTAAAATAACGTGTGATTATTGGAAGGATCAAAATGTCAAATGGCCAAGTGGACATGTGGCTGCAGGTGAGCATATAGTACTACGTGATTATCAGGTAACAGCAATCAACAATTTTTTAGAAAATCCACAATCGTTACAGGAAATAGCCACCGGTGCAGGTAAAACTATTACCACTGCCACGTTAAGTCATATTACAGAACAGTATGGTCGTAGTTTAGTAATAGTGCCAAACAAATCATTAGTCACCCAGACAGAAACAGATTATAAAAATTGTAATCTTGATGTTGGTGTTTACTTTGGTGACAGGAAGGATTTAAATAAAACACATACAATATGTACATGGCAAAGCTTAAATGTTTTAGATAAAAAAGCAAAGGATGGCACATCTATCTTAACCCTAGCTGAATTTTTAGACAATGTAAAAACAGTAATAATTGACGAAGTGCATCAAGCAAAGGCTGAAATTTTAAAAAACTTGTTGACTAAAAATCTTAAAAATGCTCCCATACGATGGGGATTAACTGGTACAATACCAAAAGAAAGTTTTGAATTTGAAGCTTTATTAAGCAGCATAGGACCAGTTATAGGAAAGATAACTGCTAAAGAATTACAAGACAAAGGAGTTCTTTCTAACTGTCATGTAAATATTTTACAATTATTAGATACACAAGTGCATAAAGATTATCAATCTGAATTAAAATATCTTGTAACTAACGACGAAAGAATTAAATATATTGCAACAACTCTTAGGAATATAAAAGAAAGTGGAAATACTCTTATACTAGTCGATAGGATAAGCGCAGGTGAAAAATTATCAGAAGCAATTCCTAATTCTATTTTTATAAATGGTGATGTTAAATTAAAAGATAGAACATCAACTTATGACGAAGTACAAGACGCAACAAATATGGTAATTATTGCTACATATGGTGTAGCGGCAGTTGGAATAAATATACCGCGTATTTTTAATTTAGTGTTGTTGGAACCTGGAAAATCATTTGTTCGGGTGATTCAATCAATTGGTAGGGGTATCCGTAAGGCAAAAGATAAAGATTTTGTACAAATATGGGATATTACGAGTACGTGTAAATTTGCAAAAAAACATATTACAGAAAGGAAAAAATTTTATAAACAAGCTGAATATCCATTTACAATAGAAAAGATTGATTGGCAAAAATAATTTTAATAGGAATAAAATGCGTATACTTACACTAGATAACACAAGTTATCATTTAAATAATTTACCTGAAGAAATAGAAGATGATTTTAGATTCAGTGTTTTAGATAACAGTGATCCACAAGATCCAGATTTTTTCTTCATACCTTTGATATTTTTAGAATCATTTAATATGCCAGCTATTGTGCTGCGTATAGGTGAACATGAATTAGTAATGCCTGTTGATTGGCATATTGCTGTAGGGTGTAGGCATACTGGTAAAGATTTGGAAATTTTACCATTGACTAGTTTAAACGACAGGGGATTTGATGCTTTCTTATTCAATCCATTACGTAGTGTAAAAGCTGATTATGCTGAAATTAAAGTTACAAATTTTTACAATGATGTAAAATGGTATTTTCCTAAAGTGAAAAATGGACAACTTTTATCAGTACCTTTAAATGATGAACCTGAACCATTGTGCGCATTTTTTATTAAAGAAGTATCAAAACAAACAGAAATAATTGACTTTTGTAAATTAATATAATATAATAATTTATGAGTGAAAAAATACCAGTAAAAGATCTGCTAGCCGCAATTGACACAGGTTCCAAAGAGGTTTGGGAAGAACTAACCCTTAACCAAAAGAAAGCAATTCCTTTCTTTTTGTTAAACAGATATGTATCGAGCGTGTCTGGATCCGCAGATATACAAAAACTAGCTATTCTCTATACAAATGAATATTTTAATAAACACTATCTACTTTTTAGTAGAAATCCAAAAATAATGTGGATAACACTTTGCGCATTAGGAAAACGGTTACATAACAAAATTAAATTTCATCCATATATTGGTTTTAAAACTGATCACTTATCTCTTGATAAACAAAAGCAAAAATATAGAAAAAAATTGTGTGAATTGTATCCAAGTGCAAAATCAGTTGATATTGACACATATGTTATTATTGAAAGTAATGAGAATATTAAACAATTAATTCTTGATCACGGGATGGAGATTTGATTGCTGAAAAAGTCATGCACAAAATAGAAAAACCTTTTAAATGTATATACTGTAATACATCCTACAGTAAAGAAAAAACTCTTTTTGCACATATGTGCGAAAAGAAACGAAGAGCTTTACAAAAAGGAGAGAAACGTGTTCAATTAGGTTTTTATGCATACAATCAGTTTTATAAATTGACTAGTCATTGTACTAAGAATAAAACTTATGATAACTTTATGCAATCTCCTTATTACAATGCATTTGTTAAATTTGGTAGTTATATTGCAAATGTTCAACCATTATATACAGAACAATACATAGACTATATAGTTACCAGTGGTATAAAATTAGAGCATTGGTGTAAAGACGAACTATATGAGACGTATGCTTTAAATTTAATTAGAAAAGAACATGTATCTGTTGCACTTGAGCGCACAGTTCTTACAATGGTCAAATGGGCTGAAAATAATCCACCTGCATTATGGAATCATTATTTTAATTTTGTATCTCTTTCACGTGCAGTATATGATATAAAAGATGGAAAAATTAGTCCTTGGGTAATTTTAAATTCTCATACAGGTAGAGAAATGTTAAATAAATTTAACACGGAGCAGCTAGAAATGATATATCATATAATGAATCCAGAATATTGGTCCTTACAATTCAAACGTAGGAATACCGAATTACAGATAGCAAAAGATATTATCAAAGAAAGTGATTTATGAATCTACTTTACTATCCAAACGAATTTTTAGATAAAAAACTTGATGTTATTGACATTACTTCTGTTGATTTCAACACATACGAATTGAAATATCAAATGGTAGAATTAATGATCGAACATAACGGCATTGGTTTAAGTGCTAGCCAAGTTGGTATAAACAAACAGTTATTTGTGATGGGTGATTCACGAGAAAATTGTAGCCTATGCATAAACCCGCAGATACTGCAACATACAAAAGATACCGTAATAGATATAGAAGGATGTCTAAGTTTTCCAGATGTGTTTGTGCAAGTTAAACGTCCGAAAGAAGTTCTTGTAGAATATACTGATGAAAATCTTGAACAAAAGAGACAGCACTTGACAGAATACTCTGCTCGATGTTTTCTACACGAATATGACCATCTGCAAGGTATTACATTTAAGGACAGAGCTACAAGATTAGCATGGAAGATGGCTACAAAAAAAGCATATAAGATGAACAAACATGGACATAGACATTGATTTTGCAAACAGAGATCAAATATTATCTACACTAGATCATACAGTAGCAGTTCTAAAAAATAATAAAAAACACAACACTGGAGTATACGTCACAGAAATTCCTAAAGATCCTGTCACTAATTATTGTACAATTGATTATAAAAAAGCAGAACAGAGAGGTTACTTTAAACTTGATTTTTTAAATGTGTCACTGTATAAAGATGTGAAAGATGAAGCTCATTTGATCAAACTTATGGAAACAGAACCATTATGGGATTTATTAGAACATAAAATTTTTATAGATAAGCTATTTCATCTGTCTGGACATAGTGACATTGTAATACAACTGAAACCAAGAAATATTGAACAACTTGCAGCAGTACTAGCAATAATCCGTCCAGCAAAAAGATATTTACAAAAAGATAATTGGGATTTTATTTTGGATAACGTATGGATAGTACCTAATGACGGATCGTATTATTTTAAAAAAGCACATGCTATTTCGTATGCAGTAGCAGTAATTGTCCATATGAATTTACTGTGTGCTGAATTTACACCTTCTTAGGTCTTCTAATTAACTGTATATTTTTTCTTTTAACACGTTTAGAATTAATGGAACTGAGATTTACAGTAGGACCTGATACTACATGGACGTCTTTTGTGTTCATGTTCATCTGACAATAACGTATAGCTGTAATTTCTTCATGTAAAAAAATTGTTATAGGAATCATCCTGTTGCTTTCCATCCACCATGTCTTTCCTAATTCTAATAACATTTGTTTGTCTGAAAAATTTCTGCAAGCTGCATAATTTAAAATACTTGTAATATGTTGATCTTGATTGACTATGATGCCAACATACTCTTTCCCTCCATAAGTAAGTACGCTAATATATGGGTGATCTCTTTCTATTTCTTTTCTCAACATTATAATTCAATCTTTCCTAATAAATATAGTATGCAACTTACACCTAGGTATTTAGTTAATAATGTAATTACAATCATTGCTAGTGAAGTAGGTATTACCACGGAGTATAAAAAAGTGTATACACGTCAATTAAAAGTCTACAGGGGAATTGATAATAGACTGCAATTTAGACTGGTTAATGCTGATCAAAAACCAATTAGTGTAACAAATTATACCCCAAAATTTGTTGCTTTTGATGAAAGTGGCAAACAAGTAATAAAACATGACGGTGTGTTAAATTATTTAGATGATAGCAGTGCTGCAAGAGGAATGTTTACTGTAAATATAACAGAAAATGATTTATACAATATTCCAAGACAGTATTTGAGATATAATATATATTTGACAGATAGTAGTAATAATAAAACGTTAACATACTCTGACAGTCATTTTGATAATGATGCCACTATATTTGTAGATGACTATGCATTTCCAGGACCATCAGACACATATAATGTAACCACATTCACACAGGATGGTGCTGTTTGGTACAGTGAATCTATTAATGCTGAACCTGCAATCAATGGTAACGAGGCTCTGCACACTGCTGCTATATATACAAATAATTACACAGGCACTGTCATTACGCAAGCAACTTTAGAAAACACAATTTCAGTTGGAACAAATTGGGCTGACCTTACAACATTAACTTTTACTGGATCTGAAACAACACCTGTGCCTGTAAATTTTAATGGTGTATTTTCCTATATAAGATTTAAAGCTAGTGCTAATCCAACCACAGCAATATCTAAAATATTGGTAAGAAATTAATTGACAAATTAACATAATCATATTATAATATATTATGGTTATAACTGATATATTTTTACAACATCTACCTAACAAAAGAAAAAAAACACCAAGTGGTTGGATATCATTTAATGCGCCTTGTTGTCATCATAATGGCCATAGAATGGATAACCGAGGACGTGGAGGATTCTTACCTAATGCAGATGGGTCTTTTAGTTATCACTGTTTTAACTGTGGTTATAAATGCTCATGGCAGGCCGGTAGGAATCTATCAAATAAAACAAAAAAATTTCTGTCATGGATTAACGTAAATGACGAAACTATCACAAAGTTATCATTAGAGATACTAAGACAAAACGAAGGTCTCTATGGAAGCACAAAACTTGTAACTATTCCGAACTTTACTACAACCTTATTGCCAGAAAACACAAAGAATATAAGCCAAGTTGATCAAAAATTGGTACAACATGTTTTAGCCTACATAGATAACAGATCCTTATCTTATTTTCAAAATAATCTATATTGGTCATCACAGTTAGCATACAAAGATCGATTAATTATTCCTTTTACATTCAAAAAAAATATTGTTGGTTATACTGCAAGATCAGTTAAAAAAAACAAAGTAAAATACCTTACTTCTTCACAACCTGGCTATGTTTATGGATATGATAACCAAACAGTTGATAAAAAATTTGCTATAGTATGTGAAGGACCAATTGATGCAATCCATATGCAAGGTCTAGCCACACTTGGTTCAGAAATAAATCAACAACAAGTTTTACTACTAAATTCATTACAAAAAGAAATTATTTGTGTTCCTGATAGAGATAAAGCAGGCAAAAACTTTGTTGAAATTGCTATAGACAATGGTTGGACAATAAGTATGCCACCTTGGGACGAAACTGTAAAAGATGTAGGAGATGCTGTTGATAAATACGGAAGAATACTTACTTTGAACAGTATTATTAAATATAAACAACAAACTGCATTAAAAATTAAACTTGGAGCAAAAAGATGGTTTGGAAAAAACATCTAAAAAAAATTTGGATGTATATAAGATATCCTTATGACTGGTGTAAAGAAGAAATAGAGTTTCGCAAAAGACTGAAAGAATTAAGAAAAAGAGATCCTTTTATATACGATTAAAAAATGATTATTTGGGGAATAAGTGCTAACAGTCATGATGCTGCATTGGCAGTATTTCATGACAACGATATTGTATTTGCAAGTCATACAGAAAGATTTAGTGGACTTAAAAATGATCGACATTTGAATGTAGATATCATACGGTACGCACAACGTTGGGGATATCCACAACAAGTTGTTTGGTATGAGAATCCAATGTTGAAATCTATACGTCAACTATCAGCAGGACAAGGTTTAAGGTTTAGGGAAAACAATGTCAAAAAATATTTGAAAAAATACAACATTTCTGTTCCTATCAAAATCATTAACCACCATCATAGTCATGCTGCTGCTGGATATTTCACAAGCAAATTTACAAATGCTACAATACTTGTGATAGATGCTATTGGTGAATTTAACACATTAACAATATGGACTGCAAATAAGAACAAGATAAAGAAAGTTCATAGTACAAATTTTCCTAACAGCATTGGCTTGTGGTATAGTGCTTTTACACAACGCATAGGATTGAAACCAAATGAAGATGAATACATATTAATGGGTATGGCTGCATATGGTAAACCAATTTATAAAAATGATATACTTGAAAAGTTTTTTAATTTTGAAGAATTACACACTAAGTATTGGTTTAATTTTCCTACTGTAAAATGTAAAGAAAATTTACACCGAGGGTGCATGTGGTGGCACCCAACAGAAAAAGCATTTGATATTATAAATGGACAACAGATATTTACACAATGGGCATATGACACAGCAGCAAGTGTACAGGCTGCATACGAAGAGTTACTGAATTTTATAAGTAAAAATATTAAAAATTATTTTCCAAATAAAAATTTTGTTTTTATGGGAGGATGTGCTTTGAATTGTGCAGCAAATAAAATTATAGAAAATGATTGGAAAAATGTATGGATCATGCCCAATCCAGGTGATGCTGGTTCTAGTATAGGAGCAGTACTTGCACATAAAGAAGAACACACTGAATGGTCAGGACCTTTCCTTGGCTATGATATAGGAGGAGAATATCCAGTTGATGAAATCATTCAAGAACTTTTACAAACAGGTATTGCAGGGGTTGCATCAGGAAGAGCCGAGTTCGGTCCTCGTGCTTTTGGTAATCGTAGTCTTCTTGCTGACCCTCGTGCTAGCAATATTAAGGATAGGGTCAACGAAATTAAACAACGTCAAAAATTTAGACCATTTGCGCCTGCAGTACTCCAAGAACATGCAGACAGAATATTTCGGCCACCATACGGACGTTATATGCAATACACCTCACATTGTAAATATCCTAAAAGATACCCTGCAGTTATCCACGCAGACGGAACCAGCAGAGTTCAAACGGTTACAAAGAAAGATAACACGGGTTTTAGGACGCTGTTGGAAAGATGGTATGAAATAACAGGTTGTCCAATTTTACTTAACACCAGTTTAAATATAAAAGGCAAACCAATGGTAAACAATTTGACAGATGCAGATAAATTTGCTATAATGTATAATACAAAAGTTTTTTCATAATAATATGCCAACAAGACAGAATGTAGATTATGGTTATGATATACAAAAAGTATATCTCGAAATGTTCTTAACAGATGCTGAATCTTTTATCCGATGCCAAGGAGTATTTGATCCGAAAACATTTGATAGACGACTACAACCAGCAGCAGAATTCTTAAAAAATTATGTCAGTGAACACAATGCATTGCCTACTCTTGATATGATCAATGCAGTTTGCAACATTAAATTATCTGCTGCAGGTCAATTACAAGAACAACATTATGACTGGTTATTACAAGAATTTGAAACATTTAGCAGACACAAAGCGTTAGAGTCTGCGATACTCCAAAGTGCTGACCATTTAGAAAAAGGAGAATATGGACCTGTAGAAGATCTTGTTAAAACTGCAGTACAGATTGGATTGCAAAAAAATCTTGGTACAGATTATTGGAGAGATCCTCGTAGTAGATTAGAGGAGATAAAAAGCAACAACGGACAAGTAAGCACAGGTTGGACTACCCTGGACAAGAGATTGTTTGGAGGGTTTAATAGGGGAGAATTAAATATATTCGCTGGTGGATCTGGCGCAGGTAAAAGTTTATTCCTTGCTAACTTAGCAGTCAATTGGGCTCTAGCTGGACAGAATGTCCTATACTTAACTTTTGAATTAAGTGAAAATATTGTAAGCATGCGTATTGACAGTATGGTTACTGATATACCTACTAGAGAAATATTTAAAAATCTTGATGATGTAGAAATGAAAGTCAAGATGATTGGCAAGAAAAGCGGAGCATTACAGGTTAAGTATATGCCAAGTGGTAAAAATGCAAACGACTTACGAAGCTATGTTAAAGAATATGAAATTAAAACTAATAGGAAAGTTGATGTAATACTTGTAGATTACTTAGATTTAATGATGCCTATTGCTAAGAAAATATCTGCTGAAAATCTCTTTGTCAAGGACAAATATGTTAGTGAAGAACTTCGTAATTTAGCAATGGAAAGCAATGCATTGTTTGTTACAGCTAGTCAACTTAATAGAGCTAGTGTTGAAGAAATCGAATTTGATCATTCACATATATCAGGAGGGTTAAGTAAAATACAAACAGCGGATAATGTAATTGGTATCTTTACCAGTAGAGCAATGCGTGAACGTGGTAGATATCAAATACAGTTAATGAAAACAAGGAACAGCAGTGGTGTTGGGCAAAAGATAGATCTTGAATTTGATATAGATAATTTAAGAATACGTGATATGAACGAAGATGATGATTATAAACAATTTTCAAAGCAAAAAAGCACAGTGTTTGATCAGATCAAAAGACAAGCTAATACACAATCTAATCACACAGACGCCTCGCTAGAACAGGGTGATAATGTTGGTAAGATCAAAGCACAAACTGATAGCGGTAAACTTAAAGATTTTTTAAACACACTTAACACGGAAGAACAAATATGAGTTGTGGATGCGGACGTAGCCCAGATTTTTGTAGGGGATGGCATGGCTTGTCAGAAGAAGAATGGCAAAGAGAACTTGCAGAATGGAAAACACGTAACGAGTACGATAAACCTGCAGCAAATAAACATACCGTAGAAGTCACAGAAGTGCATCATTACACAGACAAATTATTTCGATTTGAAACAACTAAACCAAACGGTTATTTATTTAAAGCTGGTGAGTTTGTTATGATTGGTTTAGGAGACAAAACAAAAAGAGCATACAGTATCACAAGTTCTCCTACTGATGATTTCTTAGAATTTTACAGCATAAAAGTTCCAAATGGAAAACTTACATCGAGATTAAAAAATATCCAACCAGGAGACACTTTAGAAGTAGGTAGTAAATCAACTGGCACACTGTTGTTAGAAAATCTTACACCGGGTAAAAATCTTTGGTTATTAGCAACTGGAACTGGCATTGCTCCTTTTATAAGTTTAGTAAGGCAGCGTGATATTTTTTGGAACTTTAAAGAAGTAAATGTAACTTGGACAGTAAGGACTCCTAGAGAACTTGATCCTTACAAAGATTTTTTTTATCGCAACAGAGTAAATTTTTTAGCAACAGTAACACAGGATAAAGGATATAAAGGATTCCAAGGACGCATACAAGAACAAATAGAACAAAAAAGAGTGTTACCAAACATGAATCCTACTGAAGATAAAGTAATGCTGTGTGGCTCAATGGCATTTAACGAAGACTTAAAAACAATACTCGAATCAAATGGATTCAAAGAAGGTAATACTAACACACCAGGAGACTACGTAGTGGAAAAGGCTTTTGTAGGTTAATATGGAAAAACAACATTTATTAATGCCCAAATACATTTCTTTTTTCTTTCCAAAGAAATTTGCAGCAATTACTATTAGTAAAAATATAGCTTTGTACAGGACGCCCAGCAATCTTAAAAACATAAAACTTAAAATCCATGAAGAAGTACACATGGATCAGTTTGCCGAACATGGATGGTTTAAATTTGTTTTGTTGTATGTCTACTACAGTTGCAGACATGGTTATTGGAATAATCCTTTTGAAATGGAAGCTCGTAAGATTACAGATGATAAATTCAACTATTTTTAAAAGTCATTATTAATTGTTTATATATTTTTTTGATTTAAATAAATCTGTGTAGGCATAGAAAGGCACAATGGCAAATACAGATTTAGAAAACATCCAGCGATTAATGAATCGCTTTAAGAGAGACCTCCCCACAGGCGAAGAGTATAAGTTAAGGCTTGTTGAAGAATTTGAACTTATACTTAATCAAAGATTCACAAATTATTTTTTACAGATATGTGATATAATTGATCTCACTCGAGATTTAACACATATGACTAGAGGCAGTGCAGGTTCTAGTCTTATTTGTTATCTACTAGGTATCACAGATGTTGATCCTATCAAATGGCGAATACCTGTTGCACGTTTTATGAATCCCATGCGTGACGACCTTCCTGATGTTGACATTGACTTTGAACATCATCAGCAACTTGAAGTAATGCAGAGGATATTCCGCAAGTGGCCTGGCAAGACTGCAAGACTCAGTAACTATGTAACTTACAAAGAAAAGAGTGCTCGCAGAGAAGCAGCAAAAAGATTAGGTGCTGTAGGAAATCTCAAAAGAGGGTTTAGTTATGAATCTGCTGGAGTTGATCCTAAAGAAGCAAAACGTATTGAATACAAGCTATTAGGAAAAAAACGTTGCATTAGTAAACACTGCGGAGGTATTGTAATGTTTACTAGGAAATTGCCAAAGAGTCTTATATCAGCAGATAATCAAATATTGTTAGACAAATATGAAGTGGAAGATCTTGAACACCTTAAAGTAGACATATTAGCTAATCGAGGGTTGTCACAGCTACTAGAAATTGATCCTGACACTGCACTTACAGAATATCCAAGGACTGATCCAGCTACTAGTGAGTTATTGTGTAGGGGAGATGTGCTAGGTGTTACGCAAGGAGAGTCTCCTGCAATGCGCAGACTATTCCGTGCTCTACAACCAACCTCTGTAGAAGATTGTGTATTTGCTACAGCACTGATACGCCCTGTCGCACTCAGTGGTAGACAAAAAGCAAGCATGTTCCATGATTGGAGTCAGGAAGCAGTGCAAGATGCTATTGTGTTTGAAGATGATGCTATTGAAATAATATCTAATATTATAGACGTAGATCACTATGAAGCTGACATGTATCGGCGTGCATTTGCCAAAAAGAATGACGAACGCATACTTGAGTTTATGCAGAAACTAGGCGATCATCCTCGTAAACACGAAGCTATGGCAGCACTGCAAGAACTAGGAGGTTTCGGTCTATGCAGGGCTCATGCTGTAAACCTAGGTAGATTGATCTGGGCCTTAGCATATCAAAAGGCACATCGTAAGAGAGATTTTTGGGCTGCATGTTTAAAACACTGCCAAGGCAGTTATAGATCTTGGGTATATCAATGTGAAGCACATAGGATGAACTTACCAACTAAACCAGGTTGGTGGCAACGAGAATTTCCTGAAGGATTAGGCGTACGACAACAATGGTTAGATAGGATAGAATTTGCAGGAGTGATTGCCAATGGCAGAGCTTTCCGTAACAAGAACGGAAGATGGGTAACTTTTTTAACACTTGGTACAGATTACGGAGAATACATAGATGTGACAGTACAAAGACCAGTTGCCTATAGAGATTACGATATTGTGTACGGACAGGGGAGGATAAGGACACAAGATAGTTCAGACTATGTTCATTCAACAGATGTAAACGCAGTTACATTTGCACAATGGAAAAATCCATAGTCTCTTTGTTAATAAATGGTTTATTTACAATATAAATACAATAACAGGAATTTAGATGCAAATAAAATTAAAATGGTGGACTATCTTTTGTTTCAGTATATTAATCATAACAATAAGTTGGTTCTTTGGATTCATCCATCAATTATATGAAAATGATATAACAAAACTAAGTTGGCTTATCCTAGGTTTATTCTTCCTTTTCTCTCTAAGGCTTGGATATAAATTACATATTAAAAAGGCATTTGATACCGTGCAAGAATGGTTTGTTAGTGAAACCATGTTAAGCATAGGTATGATTGGCACAGTAGTAGGATTTATATACATGCTGACCACAGTGTTTACTGACATAAATGTTGATGACACTGCTAGTGTACAGGATGCACTAGCTATCATGGCTACTGGCATGGGAACTGCATTATGGACCACATTGATAGGATTGGTTTGTAGTGTGATACTAAAACTGCAATTAGTGTTAATAGATGAGAGCACTGATGGATAATAGATACATTTCAAATCTAGCTTTTATTGATTTATTGTTTAATCTCATGCTAGGATTTGTAATGTTATTCTTAATAAGTTTCTTATTAATCAACACACCTGAAAAAACTGCAGACATAGAACAGAAAGCTGAAATACTGGTCATCCTTAGTTGGGATGACATGCATACAGCTGATATGGATCTATGGATAGATTCACCTAGTGGGATTGTAAGCTATGTTTCTCCGAACAAAGGCAGTTTACATCTTGATAAGGATGATCTAGGTACACGCAATGACACTTTTATCACAGCCGACGGCGAAGTCAAATTTGTAAGGATAAACAGAGAAATAGTTTCGCTTAGAGCACTAGAGTCTGGAAAGTATACTGTAAATGCACATCTATACAGTCATGGGAACGTAGGTGCTCATCCTAAACATATATCAGGTGATGCAAATGTTACTGTTGAAGTGTTGCGACTAAACCCATTTCAAGTTATTCACAATAGTTCAAAAGTTTTTTCGGCCCACGGACAAGAAGAAACATTTGTGAGATTCAAAATAACTCCAGCAGGACTTGTAGAAAATATAAACTATCTTCCTAAGAATCTTGTAAGGAAACACGGACCATGACTTATTTCTTGTTTATCTGCATAGTAGTTAGTTTGATTGTTATCTATGCTCTGATTTCAACTAAATCCAGCGTACATCTCTACTATATCATTCCAGTAACTATGGCTAGTGCGGTTGGACTTTATTATTATTTTGACACAGTGTTAGGATATCCTACAGTCAAACTAAAGACTATTCCTTTTGAATTCTTAAGTTACGCAAGCACGAACGAAGAGTATCTTTACATGTGGGTAGTACATGATAATGAAACAGAACCAATCGCATATCAAATAGATTATACAGAAGACCGCCACAAGAAACTACAGGATGCTATGCGTAGGAAAGGCGAGGGTCTTGTGCAGCAGGGATTCTTTGACGGCGACTTTGTTGATGGAGATGCAGGACACTTACCCACGGTAAGCACTGAGTCTGCAGGTCAGGGTACAAACAAGAGTGAAGGCGGATTATTTACGATACACGATATGGATCATAATCGTTACCTACCACCAAAAAAATATGACGGACCAGGAACCGCAGATAGCGAGCCATGGCTATAATCTTTTACATAGAATAAATACGTAAAAGGATTTCTATTATGCGATTTAAAGAATTTAAAGTTGAGTTACAGGAAAAAGAAGCTTTTGTAGATGGTGAATTAATTCCTATTCCATCTGTGAACATGGCTAGAAAACAATTCAACAAAGATATAACATCTAAAAATCCCAATCCACGCAAGTATATTAACTCAATTGCAAAGAGTATCCGTAAAGAGAAAACTTTCCTATGGATGATAGATAAAAAGAAAAATATTGCAAAGTATGGAAAAATTGACAGTATTATGAAATATAACCGCAAGACAACTGTCGATGCATGGGAAAAATGGGCTGGGAATCTAAATACCGACGTAGATGACATAATTAATTATACTGTGTTTTTTGTTGACGGAGAAGCTATGTATCTGCCTGACATGCTTAAAACAGATGCTGCAACTGGCTCGTTAGTCCCAAATCTAGGTGACATAGCTGAGGCTGTGCTAGGTGCAGCAATCACTGCTAAATTCATACAAGGAGGCAGGAATATTGATCAAGCTATGTTAATAGATGTCCTTAAGAAAGTGGTAGTATCAAAGGATAAAATAGCAAGAGGTGTCACAGACTATGAAGACAAATCTATTGCAAATGATCAAGTAAGTTATCTCCTGAAGTTAAATGCTAAAAGCACTAAAGGATTGAAAGTTTGGATGACCGAAGGTAATCCAATGGACACAAGTGTCAAAGATTTTACTCTTGTTAAAGAGTATGAATGTCCTACCAAAACTGTCACAGGCATGCAAGAACACGTTCGTAATGCTGTAATATATGCTAATACCAGTGACAGGGCAAAAGTTGCTGTTGATAAAGCAAAAGCAGATCCAAACGAAAATCTTGTGGAAATTATATCAGATGGAGGTGATGCCGAGAACCAGTCTATTACTAAAGTAGATTTAAAAATCTTATATGATGGCACTGTAACTAGGTTGTTAAGTTTAAAGGCAGGCACGGTTGGTCAATTTGGACAGGTAAGCGGAGGCACATTTGAAAATTTACAGAGTTTCTTTGAACAAACTGTAGGCATTACATTATCGTCTAATTTTAAAACTCAATTTGGATTTAAGACACCAATTAACGATAAAGATAGTTCAGCAGCGTTGTTTAATTTTTCAAAAGGTCCATTCCAAAAATTATACGACGAAGCTGCAAAACAAGTTAATCTTTATGTAAAAGATGATAATTTAGCAAAAGAATTTGATCTAGTAAGAACCCTATATAATAACATCGTGTTGCATGCGACTCGTATGGAAAAAGGTGTTACAATGGTAATACTGTCATTGAATAAAGCCACACCTTACAAAGAATTAGCATTCGATGATCGTCTTTATGATGCACTAAGTTTGTATGATTTACAAATGTTCTATGACAAAACAAAGATGTCAATCCAAATCTATGGTGTGTTGTTGAAAGATGTTGCCACTAAGAAACTAGGAAAATACGGAGCAAAGCTAGATCCAAAAGCACTGTTGGTTAAATTTGGTTCTCGACTGTCCAGCGGTTCTGTAAGGAATCTAGTTGAAATGGGAGATCTGCTGAAGGAACTTGCAGATATAGAAAAATTAGATACACAACAAGTCAAAGCTCAACAACCGCAGGCGCAGTCTGCGGACGATCCAGACCAAGATTATATTGACACAGAAGATGAACAAACTAGGGCTTAACCTCACAAGGCCACATTCCCCAGATGTTATAAAGCAGTGTATCCGACGCTGCTTGCAAACAATACTGTTCCCTACTTGACATAGCAACTCCATAACCTGGTTCAAGTACATGTTCTGTGTGCTGTTTTTTTATTGTAACCCGCCCTTGCATTACCACAGTTATAGATCTATCTGCCGAGTACAGTGTATGATCATCATAATTACGCCACAGTTTTATA